GGTTGAACCATAAAGCCTCTTAACTTCAGAAGCCCATCTTTCATCATTCTTCATGTTTATATTTCCAGGAACGTTAGTGCTCGCTCTGTATTTACCTTGAAATGGTTCAGTACATATACCAAAATCTTTAACAGATTCATTAAATATATTGTTTTTCAATTTATCAACTGGAAATATGTCAAGATCTACTACTAACACTTTATCGTAATCTAAGAAAGAATCGTCTAGTATTGGATTTAACCATTCAAAGTACATTCCATCTTTACCTTTGACATGCTTGCTTGCAATGTTTGGATTAAGATCTAGTCTGTAATCCGCATCAATCATATTTGCATAGTAACGAAATAACTTTTCGCTATAGGTACAACCAGGTCTTAAGTCACCGTCCCATACTTGATATATTAAATTCTTTTGCATACTAACCACCATTTTGCACTGTCTTCATCTATTTCATATTTGCATTCATAACTATTTAGCCTTCTTTTTTGTAGGTCTGTAAAATAGTTTACATTGTCAATACCGTCAAACTCGATATTATGTACTATAAGTATGTAATCGTACATGGCAAGATATGGTTCTACCTCAGTTCTTACATCTAAAGAACATTCACTTAAACTGTATGCTGCAATGAATAATGATTTGTTTTTCTTCTTAACTTTATCTAATTCTTTATGAGTTATATATTCAACACCTTCAGTATTCTCTACAGTGTTTTCAATGTAGTGCTTTTGTATGTCAAGCATTTCAGGTAAATCACAATTATAAAATTTAATTTGTTGGTTCCAAAGTTTCCATATTCGACAAAAATTACCATAACCGCTTCCAAAGTCAGTAATAGAATCTACTTCTCCAATTCTCATGCCAAAGCTTTCCAAATAACGAGCATAATCTAAACATCTTAATGTTGACTGAGAGTACTCTTTTAATCTTTGTGGATTGCCGAAGTCGGGATCTTTAATTAAATCTAAACCTTTATCATCTTGGTACTTTTGATATAACTTTGCGGTGTACTGAGGATGTGTATAACCTATTGTTTTTTGAATAGTACCCTGCGATAAATTTAATTCACCTCTATCATATTCTGTGCTAATTTCTTGTACACGCTTGTTCCAAAAACTCATAATGGCACCTCATAAAAAACATTATGTTTAAAATCAATCATAGTTCTATATGTTGGAACTTTATCTATGTTGCAATACATTACTGGATTTTTTAATTTATCTCTATTAACTTGTTTAGTAACATTTAAATTTGGTATGTCAGATGGATATATCATTTTCTCTGTATTACCTTCTACCCAAAATGTACATTCTTGATGTTTGTATATAAGAGGCAGCCAGTAATGATGAAACATATGTTGTCTTCCATCATAGTTGATTACTATTACCACGGTTTACTTGCCTCAACTACCGCGCTATGTAATGCACGTATTTGTCCTGGCGTGTCTATATTCTTAAAATCGGCTACTGAACTATCTTGATAATTCATAAGCTTAACATTAGTATAACCTAAATCCTTTAACATATTCATCATTTCAATCTTTGACCATACGTATAGGTGTTGACCTTTTTGATATAGTAAACCTAATGCGCACTGCTCTCGCTTTGACCTATGTGAGTTGCCGGGTGGTGAAAACTTTTCTTTTACAATGTAAAAATTATAATAGTGTTCTACAAACATTTGTTGATCAGGTGTAAGTTCTTCTCCACTTACTAATAAATTTACAAACTCATATGGAGGCCATACTGTTCTTACTACACCACCGGGTTTCAATATTCTCATTACATCTTTAAAGAAATTAATTCCTTGATATTTGTATATATGCTCAATAAAGTGTTCTGAATATACACCAAAGAATTCATTGTCACTGTAAGGTAGTGGCAAATTAGTTGCATCACCTTTCTCTACACCAGAATGTGTTGCTAGATTCATAACTTCCCAAGTCAATCCTCTTGGATTTTCTGCTGCTATTTCTAAGAACTTTGCCATATACTTAACTCCGTATGTTCTAATCTTGGCATGTCAAATTTAGTTCTTGCCAAGAAATGATTAATCTTTCCGTCAGGTTTATTAGCATACCATTGATAAGGCATTCTATTCCACTGCGTATCTATTTCAGTTACTTCAAATATTGGTTGTGATAATTGTAGATTAATATACATCTGTTCTGTATATCTCGTATGTAGTACATAATGATCTACCGAAGTAAAATGTTCACGTGCTTTAAGCCTACCTTCTTTTGACCAAAGTTGTAGACCACCATTTAAATATCTAAATGATTCATCTGGATATATTGCACTCTTTGGAAACATCCAGTCCTCACCCCACAAATGTTTGCCATAAGCTACAATGCCTCTTTGCCATAGAGGTTTATACATTACATTAGCCAACCATCTTGCAGGTCCACCAGTATGTACATGCCGTTCATGCACCATAGCAACATCTTTGATAGGATACTCGAATATGTTTTCATCTACATCCGCATGTATCAACATGTCAAGATCTATAGAAAGTATATGATCGTATTGATCATACTTCTTATCGAATATTATTTTAATTGAATCGAGTCTTGGATCGAGCTCTTGGAAAAATCTTTCATGTGATAGTTCATACTCGGCACCGCAGAAATCTGCATATGCCTGAGCTGAACGTGATCCGGCGTTTGCCCATTCCGGCATTTTAACACCACCCATATCAGCGTCAAAAGATTCATAAGGTATATAATATTGAAATACTAAATTTTTCATAACAAAACTTTTTTATTTATTTTTTCTTGGCTAATGCCTCTTTGCCGTAAAATGCTGCTACGATTGCTGCAACTGATACAAAATAGACTGCAGCCATATCACCTAAGATCTTGGCAGCTTTGTCTAATCCAAATAATGTAGCAATGATAACAAATGCTGGATATAATAACATTCCACCTAAAGCAAACCATGCCATATTTCTTTGTGCATCTTGTTTTTTATCTTCATTCTCTAACATAATCAACTTTTGCTCCATTTCAAATTCTTCATCAGTTACTATACCATCGCCGTCTTTATCAAAAGCTGCGTATTTGCTCCCCGGCTCCAATTGTTTTTGTGCATTCATTTGAAAACTCCTTTATTTCCTTCGCTATTTTGAGTGCATCATCAAAACCATTACGAAGAGAATTTGATCTATGACCATTTTCAATAAACCACTCTATACTATCTATATCAGATCCACGTTCTGCATTATAGGCTTTAGTAATTTCTTCAAATTCAAATCTTTTATTTAGTATTTCTATCAAATTCATTAGTGTCCAAACATCCTTCTTGTTCTATATTCTTTTATTGTGTTATGTAATAAATCAGTCCAGTTGTCACGATGTTCAACAAAGACTAACGGCTTTTCATGGTCTACGTCCATGACGATCACTATGTTAGGTGCTACCATACCTGTGCGTTCTTCCCACATGATAGAGTATGCTGCACCTTGTGCAAAGTAATTAGTGATTTTTTCTTTTTTCTTAATGTAACGGGATGTTTTAAAATCTATGATAGATGGTACACCATTGTATTCTGCAATGCAATCACATCTACCTGCAACACCTAGGTGATGACTAAATAGAGGCACCTCGAGACCGAATATCTTTCCAATATTTGGATCAAGGACTGTTTTAAGATTTTCGAGGCTTTGCCTGATGTTTGGTAGGAATTCTGTTGTATCTTCATTTTTTAAATACTTCTCAACTATACTATGTACACGTGTACCACGATTAGAAGCTACACCACTTATGCGGTTTGCTTCTTCTTCACCTACACGTTCACGCCAAGCTTTAATAAAATGTTCATTTAATATACTTAGAACTGTTGTGACACTAGGATAAGACTTACCATCAGGAGTACTATAAGTTCTTCCAGTTGTGGTAGTGTTTGCATCCAAGTCTTCATATCCGATATCAATTTTTTCATGCTTAAATATTTTTCTTTTCCTTTTCATCATAATTATACTGGAATATACCTTTAACTTGTTCAGTGTTTAAACAAAAGATTGCTTCAGGTGTGTACCTAAAGTTATATGACGCACTTGCTGTTGCGTATATTCGTTGATACATTACAGATACATACTGCTTACAATTTTGAATGTTTTCAAATTGCGGTTTTTCGAATACATAAAGCGGACGGTCGAGTGCAGCGCTATTTGCCATAATGAATGATACTATTATAAAAAATTTCATTTTATGCCTAACATTTCTTTAGTCATAATGTAGTCTCTGAGAAAATCAGATCTCACTATATCGTCCCAACCGAATGTTATAACACTGAAGTTCTTTAGCCGTTCGACTATTCTTAGGAACCTTTGAATACCATCGCGTTCATAACCATTTTGAAAATCAGATTGATAGTAATCGCCTGAAAAAATGACTCTACAATCTTGGCCTATACGTGTAATCACAGAGTCAAGCTCGTGGAAATTCAGATTCTGCATTTCGTCTATGATGACTACGGCATTATTAATTTGAGTACCACGAATGAATGATGTAGTTAAAAACTCCATCTGATGATTATTTATAAGCTTATTATATACAGCAGAGTCATAATCAAATAATTCTAAAGAAATTTGTTTATAAGGTTCTTCAAAAGGTTCAGCTTTTTCTTGTAAGCTACCAGGTAGATAGCCAACATCACGTGTTGGTACAATAGATCTTATTACTACTGTTTTATGATAAGGTGTAGCAGGTTCTAATGTAGACTGTAAAGCTAAATACATCGCAATAAAGGTTTTACCAGTTCCAGCAGAACCAGCAAGCACTAAGTTTTCATTATGTTGCCAAGATTCAAAAGCTTTTTCTTGATTCTTAGTTATAGGTTCTATGTCAATTAAATCTTCAAACCTTACGATACTTTTGCTCATACTTTAATTGTATTACCTCTACCTGACTTATCTTTAATTCTTTTAAGATTGTCTTTCCAACCGTCACTAGTTTTTGATAGTAGACTGCCTTGACTGCTGACAACGCCTGGAAATTTCAAAACTCTTTCAGCATTGTACTCGTTACATATAGCATCGAGTTCATCTGAAGGACAATCTACATCCCATTCAACGTATCTGTTTTTAGCATCAACCCATTTCTTTAGTGTGTATTTAGGCACCTTGATATCCTTTCCACCAGTCCGGCGCAGGCCTACCCCAATCCCATTTAGCAAATGACTTTGCCATGTGATAGTAATTACGGTATGCTGCAACAGCATCACCTTTAACTATACAATCAGGATAATGTGACATAGCTTGCGCAAACTCGGTTAATCCAGTGTTTGGTATATTTATCGGAGTTTTAGCAAGTGCTTCACCGAGAACTTCATAAGTTTTATGAACTTTACCACGCCTGTATTCGAATTCTTTACACATACCGATGAAATGTTCATAATGCCATTGATAGTTTTCTTTAGATGCTAGTGTCCATGTAGTACAAGGATGGTACTTATGAACTGCTGCATAGTAAATGTCATCACGTTCATCGCCAAAAGAGAAGTATGTTTGAATGGTCTTACCAGATTTAGACCTACGCTTTTCTGGTATGCCGTCCAGCAACCTATGTGCAGTACTTAGCATTTGACCTGATTCCACAATCATTTTTGGAACATGTCTGTCACACAACATTTGTGCAGCTGTAATTGGATTTTTGTCAAGTATAAAAATATTCATATTGTCACCTTCAAATAATATAGATTATATCATAAATTTCACTGTTTGTAAAGGATTAATTTTTTCTTTAAGTAGAAAGTCTTACCTCCGGATTTATCAACTTGATTTGGGTTTCTAAGAAATTTCTTTTTTCTAAAATTCTATTCATCTTGTTTAACTTACCTCGCTTTTTAAGTTTTAATGCATAAATTTGTAATTCATTAGAGTCTTTACGTAAACGTTCAAGTTGTTGCAACATGTGTTACCTTTCGTTGATATTATAGTAAATTAGGGAATGCCTCCTTTACTACAGGTTCTGTGATACCTTTAAGTTTTTCTTTGTTAATCATTGACAAAACAACTTTAGCATCTTCAGGATGTACACCTTCTAATATACCAATAAAGATTTGTTCTCTTTTGTATTTTGGCATCTTATCACCTTGACCACCTTTTACAAAATATTTAAACTTTGTATTTTCTCTAAACAGATTTGCTGGGTGGTGATGAGCCGGTGAAGGAGTGTATGGAGGTCTACCAATAGGAAGATTCCATTGTACCTTATCGTCCATCGTGCCGCGTATGACATCCTTTAAAGCCCATGATTCGTTTTCTTTTAAAATCTTGACTTTTTCTTCACGAGTTCGTTGTTTGCCAACTTCTTCTAATATTTCAAAAACATATTTAATCATTAAATAAACTCCTGTACACTTTCAATCAATTGATTACACCTCTTAGTAACTAAGTAGTGAAATACTTTACTTTTATTTTCTAAAGGATTTTGATCCTCATAGTTATTTATAATTTGTTGTTTGAGCTCGGGTGGTGTTTCGCTAAGAGCAATTAATTTTTCATTCCTACAATAGTTACGATACCATGATGCAGCATAAAGTAATTCACCTTGTTCAAGATCTTCCATAATATCTTCTACTTTCTTTTGAGACATAGGTGTTTGCCTGAAACCTTCTACAAATGTATCGTCATTAGATAAAATGTTTGGTACACCATCGCCTTTATCACCACGAATAATATGATTAAGTAAGAAGTACCTAGCATTCTTTTCTACAATTTCTTTCTTAAGTATTGGTGAGAACTGTCTGACATTTTTAAATCTTTGTAGTTGTACAAAGTCTCTATCAGAAGATACAATCATGATTTTTTCTGGATTAAAATCAACACGTGATTTCTTAATGACTAATGTACCGATAACATCATCGGCTTCACAACCATCTATCTTAATAACTTTATATGGAAAGTTTTCTCCGATTTCTTCTCGTATAAGATTTAGAATACGAAATGCTTCATCCCAATCAAAAGATGAAGTACCTCTATCTTTTTTACGATTAGCTTTGTATTGTGGAAATGCTTTCCTACGCCAGTTGTTTGCAGCATCTACAGCAAGAACCATTTCACCGAATTCTTCACGGTATCTTTTATGATACATTCTAAGAGAATTCAATATCATATGACGAATCATTTGTTCATCAAATGTTTTATTGATTATGATACTTGCTAGTGCAATACCACTGTAGTCAACTATAATCATTAGCCAATCCTTTTGTTATTATAATAATCGTATGTTCTTTTATAAACATATACATCCCATAGTGTAGCATTCTTCATACCACCTTTAGGATCGCCAAAGTAATTAAAACCATTGGTTGGTTTTCTACCTTTCTTTTCAACTCTAAATTTAGTTTTACTAGAATTGCATGCTCTTACAATAGACTTAACCATTTCATATTCAGCCATATCTCTTGGATCTTTAGGATCAAACCTACCAATCCATGATGTTGATCTTTCGTGCTTTCCAATGTGTATTCCCATTATATAATCTCCTCAGATAGTTTTTGAACCATTGTGTACTTATTAGCGAGATCTTTTATGATCTTCATATTATAATCTTCTCTTAAGGTTTCTCTTCTAATATGCTCTGGAAGAGTTCTTAGTAAAAGTTGAATTTTAATCAAAGGTTTATCTGACCTAAGGATTAATTCTTTTAAGTTTTTAGTACTGATTGGTTTAGACATATAAAGTTTCTCCGCTTTTTTGATTTTAATAGATATATTATACCATACTTTTATCGTAATGTAAAGGAAAAAATGCATTTAAATGTAATTTTTTTTCCATACAGAATGTAGTACATATAACCATATGCCATTTATTGCCGGCTCTATCAGAGCCACTGATCCAGCTTCCCATAAACTTGCACCTGTCATTATACTTACAACTGTCATAGAAATTACAATATGACCTACTGTATATACCGATGCAAGAGCTAGGCTATCTATACGTTTCATTCCATATCTTTTCAAAAGGTTCTTCGGTATACTCTAATCTTTCATTATTACCCCAGAGTCTTTTAACATATTGACGATGCATTCTGTCTATGTCTTTTTGGCTCCAGCTGTCAGGTATTAGGTGTCCTTTGACTGCGTAATAAAGTCTATTAGCTTCTTTATTTTCTTCTTTTTTTATACGCCATTGCATCCAATCATAGTATCGTTCTGGCTCATTCGTTTCAATATGATCTCCGGTTCCAGTCATGTCTTGTGTATACCTATTTGTCATTTATCTTAACCAATGCTAATTCTTTACCACCTAACTCTCTTAGTTGACACTTATACTCATACATAGAGTTGTGGCCTTCATATTTAGTTAAGCAATCACGAGCAGTAATGTTTTTCCACATTACTTTTTGACCACTGGGGTAAGTTACTTCGTAAACTCTTAATTTCTTATCCCAAGATTTAGGAGAACCATCTGTCATATATGTTACTGTCATTTTATCAAATCCTCCATTGGAAATATTTTTGATATTGCTTTAGCGCATGCTATAGCAACTTCACTACATTCTTTCTGTGTACCGTTAGAAGATCTTAATTCTATGAAATGAATCCAACTTCTTATAGATCCATTCATATATAATCTAGATGTAGTTAATCCTTCTGGTAAAACTGCTCTGGCAACTTCTTTTGCAATTCCTTTTTTGATTGCAGCATTGTAGACTTGCCTACACATCCAGATAACTCTTTGTTGTTCTCTTTTCCAATCGAGTTGGAAATTTTCGTCATCAACTTCGACACTACTTTGTCTATTCTTATCATCTTGCATTCTCGCTTCTCTAGTAACAAATTCTAACTCCTTTACTGGATTTGCATATCTTTGACTAAACTCTTGAAAACTAAAACTTCTATGCCTGAGTATTTGTCTTGCTATATCTCTTGTAGTATTGATTTCAATACAGGCACTTGCCATTTCAAATGGAGACCAATGCTGGTGTTTAATAAGATATTTTAAAAGTTTTTCATTTGTTGCTGTGTTTTCTTGACCAGACGGATTAGAAACTCTAGCACAATATGCTATAAGATCTTGTACATTCTCTAATCCAATAATGTCTGTAGGTTGCGAATAACTTATAAGTCTTGCTTTCAACTTTTATCTCCTAATTGATTCCAGTCATCACCATACCCAATAACGCATATGCTGTTATATGAAGGATGGAATTCAAGTATACTAAACGTTTTTGTTTTTAAATTTACAAATATCTGTAATGGTACGTGTGCTGGTATATCCGACAGTCCATCATTATCTCGAACTTTTGTGCTTTGTACTGCAGTAAACATAGGAATTTCTCCTTTAGCTTTTACTGCATTAAGTGCAACTTCTTTTTGTTCACACATAACTGGTTTGTCATTCCATTCGCCTGCTAATGCAAGAGCAATATTTAAAAACAAGCACAATACTATTATAGTTATATACATTAAATTTTTTATCATAACTTAAAATCCTTAAATCTTTGACCAGTAGTAGTGTTATCAAATACTGGTGTATCATCAGTTAATGTTTGTTCATTTTCTTCAACATCGTATAATCTCATTTTAGATCTATCAACACCAATTACAAATCTTTTATGCATTGTTGGATCAT